TTTCTTTTTCTATAGTTGTATAAGCGCCTAATGCTGACCCTACTGGATCAGCAACAGGTAAGTTTTTTAATAAACTATAATCCGGTTGTGGTAACGCCATAATTTGACCCTTTTAATAATATCGTCTCGTAATTTCCTTAGATCCTTCCACCAGCTGCGCCCATTGCGCCACCTACCATCTTCCCATACGCATTAAATAATGCCGCTCTTTGAGAGGCATCTGCCCCATATCCTGCCATAATAGAATTTGCTTTTCCTGCGCCAAGCGAACCATAAGCTCCGCCAATATCTTGAGCATAACCCTGTCCTAAACTAGCAAGATATCGTCCTGTACCCATCGCCTGACCTGCTGCGGTTTGACTCATCCCCGCGCCCATTGAAGCTACACCTGCTAATTGGCTTTGGTACTTTCCATATTCCTGATCTGCTGTGCCTTGTCCAAACTGAGTTAACGCTCTTTGTTCTGCGCCACTTCCTGATAGCCCACGGGCTGCCTCTCCTCTCCTAGTTGCTTGTTCGCCTTGTTGAAGCGCAAATTTATATCCAGATGATTGCTGAAAGCGATTTATTGCACCCTGTCTATCTCCTAGACCTAAAGTCCCCAAATAAGATTGCAGACCTTGTTGTCCGGCTTGTAAGTAAGGCTGTTCAAAATCTAAACCTTTTTGATAATAACCTTCTACATCACCACGCCCTTGTTTTTCAGACGATCGATATTCAGCAATAGCCTTTTGTATTTGCGCCTCATAAGCTTCGTTTGCTTTTCCAGCAGCTTTGCTACCGCCCCCTGTTCCAAATATCTTATCTATAAAACTCATAATTACGCCTTTTCTCTTTAAAGCTTAAACCATTTTATAATCAAACCTTCTTGCACCACATCATTTGCCCCAACTCCATTACCTGTGCAAAATATGGCAAGATCTGTGGTTAAATCTTCCGTTACAGCAATATATTTTGCATCATCTAAAACCAAAGAATTATCAGAGATAATGCTAACAATGCTTTTTTGACTGCTAGCACTATTTCTGATAATTTTTGCTTTAATACTCCATGAACCACTATTTGCCGCGATAGAACCGCTAGCGTATAAAGTCGTAGTTCCTAATTTTAATTTCAATTCTTTATTATTGGCATTTGCAGCAAAAGTTCCAAACGCTTCGATCTCAATAAATGATTTTGCAGCAGCTAATGTGTTTGCAAGCATCGAATATGAAATTAAAGTTGTTTCTACTCCTGCCCCGTTGCCTACAGTTGAATTATCTGACTGTAATATTCCACCAATATTCAAAAAATTACTTGCCGTTCCAGCTTGTACTTTAATGTCACTACCGGAAATACTTGTTCCGGCTATAGTTCCGCCAGTTATGTCAACTGCATCTTTATTTTGAGTGGCAATTGTACCTAATTCACTTTTTTGAGCTTTTAGATCTAGTTGCTTTTGTACTGTGTTTCTCGTATCTATTCCTACGAGTGTATTTAATTCAGGAACAGAAGCCTCAAGTCCTTTCAGATTAACGGTTGCGCTAACAGACCCACCGGTTCTTTGAAATAAAGCATCTAAAAAGGTATACATATCATCCGTGTTTTTATGCATTCCTGGATATGGTGGATGTAGAATCAATGGATGACTTTTTGGAGCACTCATTCTTGTGACACCTCCGTTTCGCCTACTGCGCCTAACAGCACTCTAAAAGTAGGATCTGAAATTCTAATTCTAAAAGTCCAATTTCTTGCATAACCTAATCGATTAAATTTTGCGCGTGCTTTTGTATTACCTAATTTGCCTAACTTCTTCCATATTTCACCTGGCCACGAATGACCCCCATCTTTTGAAATAGAAAGCATTACTTCGGGATCATTGCCTTGTCCTGTAACAAGACCTTTTCCAGCTTCAAAATCAATGATTAACCATTCAAAAAAGAGTCTATTAAGATCTTGTTGAATATGTTGTGTAGTTCTTTCACAAATAATCGGCTCTCCATTACTTTCTAAATAAGAAGTACTATCTAATTCATAAATATTACTAGATTCAAAATCACCTATTAATGTTTTACCGTTAAATGCAAAAACACAATTAGCTGACCATCTTTCCAATTCATATTCTCTGGAATTTGGGTGTGCTTTTGGAGTCCAAACCAACCTTTGATGCCAGCTTTTTGTATTGACGCTATAAATCCAAGTAGTATTTTGAGTTGGAAATGTTAAAGCGTAGAATAACTGCCCCTGCTCATAGTATGTATCTCCTATAGCATCATCTACCACATCATATTTTGCTATTTCCGAATCAATAGCTTCTGTAGAAATAATTAAAGGTTCGTAATTATTCATCATTAAAATACATCTCTGACCATTTGTATTAGTCCCAAGCCAGAAGAGAACATTTTCACCACCTAACGCTAAAGAATAAGCCGCCTCGCAACCAAAATTCTTAACAAAATTAGATCTAGGTTCAAAGGGGAATGTAGCAGCCCCTGTGTTATACCAAAGGTAAATATGCTCTTCACAAAAAATCCATAATTCTTCCTTTATTGAAATAACAGCAACTATATTATCGCCAATATTGTTAACAGAAACATAATCTAAAGCATTAATTTTTTTAAAATCATTTATTTCGGTTATGTACATTCTAATTGTGCCTTGACGACCATATACGCCATATCCATCTAAATTTGTAGGGTATTTCGGTGGATAAAAAGAGTCATCCGTACTCACATCAAATTGCCAGTAATCATTTGCAGTATGACCAGTAGTATTTGAAAATTGTATTTGCACACCATTATTTAAATCAACTATCTCAGTTGTTACATCTATATTTTGAACGTTCCATGTTTCGCCATCTGAATCAGACCATCTGAATTTATCAGGCGTTCCTGCCGTCTGAATTTCAACTCTATATGTTGTAGTCGTTGTGCCTGTATAATCTCCGCTCGTTTCTAAATCATCAAGTCCAGTTCCTGTGAATGTTGGATCTCCTATCACGGATGACGTTTTAGTTATTCTCTCAAATACTCCTTCATCATACTCACTTGTTTTTATAACTTGATATACATAACCATTGAAGATGTCGGTTAATGATAACTGAGTGTCATTGCTAATTATTTTAACAATCCCTTGGCTTGTATTTAACGTGCCTAATTCTGTGCGATCGCCATTAGGAAATAACCGATAAAATTTATTGCCCGAGACTATATAAGCCTTTTTTTTATATACAATTGCCCCTCTGATAGAGGTTTCAGTAGCTTTGCCGGCCGAGTATAAAGTATGCCCTGGTGATGGTAGTAAAGATACCGGATATTTTCCCGTTTGATCCATTACAATAAACCAATTTATGCAATTCTGAGCATCAATATTTAGCGATGGCATTTTATAAGCTTGTCCTACAAAAGGAATCTGCATTAAGTGTGCCTCCTCCCTTTATAGCTAGGTGAAAAGTAAACCGAGCCAGATTCATTGTCAAAATCTAATGCTTCTTGCAATAAAAGTTGTGCTTCTTGCACTAAATTAGCGTATCTCTCTCCTTGGTTTTTGCCATAATCTATGCCTAATAAAACAGCTAAATTATGGATAATGGCGTTTTCCCATTCTTGCGGAAAATCTTGAGTGCTTGATGCCATTCCGCTATCTTGGATTTTTCTAGAGAATGTAATAGGCATTGTGAAATTAACATTTGCAGGTGTAGGCCATACACGAATTATTGATGTATCACGTTGTTTATCAAAATTATAATTAACTGGTGTTCCTGTATTTGCTTTTGATGGTTGCTCAAAATATTCTTGATATGACCATTCGTTCATTGGAACATCTATATCGCTTTTGCTGCGATAATTAGCTGAATATACTTTAACAGGCTGATCTAATTTAGTTGTGTAATTCCAAACGAGATTACCGGTGGATGCAGTATCTGTAATTTTGTTAAGCGTTCTAAAACTTGTATCATCTATAATAGTAATTATTGTTGTCCAAAACAAACTACCGTCATCTTGTTCAATTCCTACATAATCACTTACTGACATATTAGCAGTTGATGCCACAAATACTCTATCATCGATTACAGCATCTGTACCTAGAGTAGTGCCATACCAAATTGTCGTTGCGTGATCCGAACTACTAGAACTTAAATCATACTTACTTTGATTTTTTTGAAGAAATATTACGCCTGTTGTCTTCGTCCATAAATGAATAGCGTGGTTTTCCCACGATTTTATCATTCTATTTAAAGCGCGATTGGCTTTCTCGAGATCGTAGGCGGAAGCGGTTTCATTTTCACCAATAACATTAATTTTCGCTAAAGCATCATTCAGCATAACATTTCTAGATGAAATAAATGTTGTTGTTCCGCTTGTTGTCATGCTTATAAATCATCCCAAGTTATAGGATTTGTTATAAAAACAGGTTCTGTCTCCGGCCGAGTAATAGGCACTGATTGTTTGTCTTTTACTCCTCTTACAAAATCCTGTGGCTGTCTTTCTTCATAATAATCTTTATATACAAACAAACCGTTCCACTCCATGCGCCCTTTACTTGCGTAGTGTTCTTCGCCACTGCGATCACAAATAAAAAGCCAGTCACCTTTTTTGTAACTTCTTCTAGTCATGGCTAAGTCCTATTAAGATCGATTTTTCTTAACACGAAGCAAAACATGCCCAGTATCACCAGCACCTAGTCCAACCGATGTAAAGATAATATCTCCGGTTTTTCCTGTGCTAGCATTGTTAGGCAATCCGCCTAATCCGCAAATACTATCGAATTTTTCGTGTGCCTGATGCTCATCAACTAAAGTCATGAGACGAACGTCAGTTGTTGCATTAAAAGTCCAGGTATCACCAAGCGTATGACCAGTTGTTGCTAAAAATGTTATTTCAACACCATCATTAAGAGCTACAGCACCACCAACTATGTTCACAGTTGATGTGTATGTTGCTCCGCCATTGTCTGTCCACTTGTACGTATCAGGAGTGCCAGTTCCATCTATTTCGACTTGATACGTTTTATTTTCCGTGCCTGTGTATGTGCTGCTAGTTGCCATATCATCTAACCCAGAGCCTGAAAATGTCGCAGCATCTATAACTGTAGATGCATCCCATGAAAGATTCATAGAAAAACCATCCAAAGCATATTCAATCTCTCTTAAGTTAGTATCTGTCACAGCACCACCTACGGCATAAGCGCTTGCATCAAACAAAATCGTATCTGTTTCTTCTCCGCTGCCATCACCCAAAATAGTAACTTTAATGATCGCTTCTTTTGAAGCATCCTTAAGTGTTTGTGTAACTATGGTATTAGCCATATATATATCTCCAAATTAAAGCGGGCACTGATTAACAATACCCGCCATAAGGATTATGCAGAAGCAATCGTTGCGCCAGCAGCAAGTCGTCTGAATTTGATTGTAATATCAATCTCTCCAGCACCTGTGCAATCAGCAACAGTTGATTTTGCAATAAGCTTCTTACCAGTCTCTAAAACAACTCCTGCAATAGCCGTAACAGATCCAGTAGCCAAACTTTCAGTTTTATTAGCTCCTAGATTCGCAACCGTCTCACCAAAGAATACGGCAACACCATTCGCATTGTCGCTTTCGATTGTGAAGTTGGTTCCTACCGCAAGTCCAGTAGCATCTGTGCTCATGACAACATCTTCGATAAGAAGATCGCCAGCACTAGATACTCCAGTGATATCAACACCAGCTTGAAGTACTGCGCTAGAAACAAGTGTTTTTTGAACACTAATAACTGTGCCAGCCTGTATTGCTAATGCATCTATCTTTCCCTCAATACTGCTTGCATCGGCAGTGCCGATTGGATCACCACCTTCGCCATCTGCGTTATAACCCAAACAAGTACCTGTCCAGTTTAGCTTCGCAACACTAGAAACGTATGTGGTTCCTGAAGCAACACGACAGTTAACGCGGTCGGCATAACCAGTTGCATTTGCATCTAAGACCATGCATGGCGTAGGTGATGCATTGGTATTTTTCAAATAAATATCACTAAAATGAATATTTAATACTTCATCCGTAACATTCTCGATAATACCAGTTCCAAAATCACCAGCACCTTTGATTCCAGTTAAGATAGCGTTATCCACACCATTTAATTGAATGAAAGATTGCTTTTGCGTTCCGCCCTCATCACCAGCAATGTACTCAAAGCCATGTAGTTCAAGGCCTGTAGCAGTTGCAGCGGCGACTAAACAGTCAGTTGTATCGATAGATGTTCCGTCTTCCCATGTTCCGCCAATAATCTTGAAATTAGCAGCATTTACATCGATAGGGGCAGTTAATGCATCAATGCCAGCGGTAAATCTAGGGTTTATCATCGTGACATTAGCAGCGTCAACATTCATATCTGCTGTTACAGCAGTTGTAAATGTGATCGTTCCTCTGTTTGCACCTTCACCCATGAATCGGATAGTAATACCCGCGACATCTAAAGCCAATCCAGCAGCCGCAATAACTGTTTCAGTATGACCAGCAGCAACAATAATAATGTCGCCATTGTTAGCCGTACAACGACCGATTGCATAATCAATAGTAGCAAACGGAAGGTTAAAAGTTCCTCTTCCAGCTGCGCTATCTGATGCCAATCCATTTGTAGAATCAACCCAAAATACATTTCCATCGGAATTCATAACATCAATTAATGGTATCTCAAATGAAGTATGTCCCTTTGCAAAACCATTCGGATAATTTGCACTTATAGACATTTTTTATATCTCCTATGTTTGTTTATTACAAGGGTATAAGTTATACCCCTGTAATTTGAATGATTAAGCACCGGCAGAGCCGTAAACACCTCTAAAATCAGTCCACGCCGAAATATAACGTTCATAAAATTTAAACTTTACATTATCAGTGTCGAAATCATTTTTTGAAGTAAATCTAGGTGCTTCACGCGTAAAATGCCTCATTCCTTTTGGACAATCAGTTAGGATAAACCATGCATTGCTATCGGTTAGATATCTATTAACCAAAGTCATTTTGATAGATCCCATATGATATAAAGCGTTAATGTCTCTATTAGCCGTAGCTGGACGCTCGGTACCACCTAATATCCGTTTAGCTTCAAACTGCAAATTAGTCGGTACTAATAGTTTCATAGCGCTAATATTACGCACATTGCCCCGGTTATCAGTAAACAGCTCAATTGTATTGATTGCTTCCTCGATAGCTGCTTCTGAAAGTGATATATCAATTGCAGGTTTATTAGCTAACGTACCAGCTTCGATTGGATGTGTAGTAGAACACAAAGGTTTACTATCTCCACCTAGATAACTGGTGTTAAATGCACGATTAAAATGATTCGCATGAACTATTTCGGATGTTTGCCTTCCTGATCGCCCTAGTTCAGACGCGAAATCTTTACCTAGTGATGCATAAAGATTATCTTCTCTCATTTCATGTGTAATAATAAAACCTAAAGAATAAGCTACGTTAGTATAACGTTTATTATACGACTGTTTCATCGTATCGTAGATGGTAGCCTCACTCTCGTTTTTTACTGGTGCTAAACCTAGCCCAGTAGCGTTCTGATCTTCTTCATAACGCTGTTTTGATTGCAAAATTTCAAAGCACGAACGCCATTCTTGTTGGGTTTCTTTGTATGAAAGTCCAAACCATGAGTTCAATCCGTACCAAAGAGCTTTTGCAAAACTGCTAGAAGTAATTGTTCCACTCATATTAAAATCTCCTATTAGACACCAGTGGTATCTTTATTAGTTGTGTAATTCATAATGCATTCGAGGACTGTATAAGCGCCAATCTCGTTATTTTCACGATTTGAAATGCCAACAATTCGAACAGGTAAGGTTGCAGTACCTGCTACGGTACCAACATCAGCGGTCATGCCAGATAATCCAGTAACAGTGCTGCCGGCAGCAACTGCGATGTCCATATTTTGACCAACCATCGTAACAGCAAAAGTGCCGTTGCTTGCTTGAAGTTCAAATTTAGCATAAGGATCGTCTAATACGAGAACATCTCTTAGAGTGCTTGCGGTACGATATACTTGACTTTCATAATCACGATCTGGGTTGAAACCAATTACAATGCCGGTGACTTTGTCCGCTGCTGCACTTTGTGCTATTACAGGCAGATATTGACCATTAGCGCCTATTGCAGATGTGCCTTGATGAGTAACGAAATCGCCCAGGAAAATAGCCGTGCTATCAGTTGCTGGTACGGTATAGGTGTTGATCCCTCCGGTGAGGCAGTTTGGCTGTAGCGATTTAATAAAACGCGCACCAAAGGGAGCATTAGTATTAGCCATATTATAATCTCCAAAAAAATTAATAAAAAACAATAGCGTAAAGTTATTGTTACTTTCAAACTTTAACCGCTACGGTTAGTTCTAATTTTTATGCGATCTATCGCTAATACTAATTAAATTGTAAAAATTACCTTTCTTTTCTTTAAAGGTCTTCGTAATCTACTTTTTTAACCTCAATAGATTTAGATATTGTCTCTCCCTTGACATTGGGTCGCAATAACGCGGCCTGCTTTCTTTTATCCATCTCATGTTTTTCCTTCTGATCTGCATCATAATATTCTTGCCGAATGCGCATGACAGTTCCTTGGTCTTCACCGCCTAGCGATACTCGTGCAGAACCTATTTGACTAGGATCTTGAGACCGATTTGCCTGAAACTTTTCACTTTTGTAATTAGGATCTGGCTCATATCCTCGGCTCACACAATACTCATATTCCTTATCAGATACTATTCTATAATGATACCCTTTTTTAGGTGCAATATTATATCTGCTCGATCTAAATATTGGAGGTCTTTTTCTTGATAATTTGGCGTTCTTCTGCCGTTCTGAAGTAGATGCTTTACGACTCTTTGTCGTATTTTCTTTCACTGTATCATCGTTTTCTATATTTGTCAAATCTTTATTTTCTTCTGTCATTTAATAATCCTCTTTTTATAATTACTTTAATCTACTGCACCGCTTTTAATCACCATTGCTGCGTAAGCGTCCAATTCATCACCTAGTTTAGTATCACCGGCAACTCTTTCATGACAAACCATTGTGCGAACTACATTTTGTAACTCTTTTGGCAAATCAGCAAATCCTTGCTTTTTTGGTTTGGTGTTCGTTTTTACAGTCTGTCCGCTTGAGACAGAATTAAAATTTTGAACATAAGGTTTAGCTTGGGGTTTAGTTGCTGCCATATTTTCATCTCCTTCAAACATTTTAAAAAAGTTTTCATGCTTTTCAACAACTACATCCTTTACTTCTTGTAAAATAACAGCCATCGGCACATTTGGGTTTTTTGTGCGTAGCTCTACTTCTTTTTCGATAGCAAAGTCTCTCATCGCGCTCGTTTTTTTTGTGTTTACATTAAACCAATAGGAATTATTCTCAGCAAAAGTGCGTACTACCTCGTTTTCCGCTGCTTTTACGTTTTCGCTTTCTTTTTTTATTAATTTATCATATTGATCTACTGCCTCAACATCTCCGTTTTCAATTGCGGTTTTTCTGCCCTCCTTGATTTTATCCACCTCGACAGAATTTAGTTTTTCCCCTTGCTTTTTCAAAACCTCTGTCATATCAGCAATTACTTTTTCATAATCTTTCTGTTTGCGGTTTTGTTTTTGTATTGCATGAAGCAAATCACCCCTACGTAAAAACTCCTCAGCTGAAAAAAAATCTTCCCCTTCTTTCATCTGATTTTTAGGCTTCCATCCTACTTTCATAGCTGCTGTTTCAGCATCCGTATACGTTGTTGCTTTTTCTTCTTCTCCCTCTCCTTCCCCTTTTTCTGTAACCTCCTTTTCACCTTCCTCTAAAGCCTCGACTGCTTCAATCATAGCTGATTCTTCAATAGGTTCAGCTTCACCCTCTTTTTCTATGTCTACAGCAGCTAAACCGCTATCTTTTTCTGTGCTTTCAGGCATAAATCACCCCTTATTTTTTGTTAGTCTTTAAAAACCATTCTCACGTCTTCGTCATTAACTAATCGATACTCCTTTTCTTTATTTTCTCCATTTTCTACCAAGACATCTTCCATTTCAGACAATGAAATCCCTGAGTTTTTGACAAAAAGAACTTTATCGCCTATTTTAAAATTCTTTTCATCTTCATCAAGATATCTAAAAGCACTCAAGCCCATTTTCACCATTTTTCCAACAGCAAACGTAGTTAATCTGTCTTTTGTTTCGGGTACGACAATAAGCCCTACCTTTGTCTCGTTTTTCTGTTTTTCTATTTCTATAATTACGCCACAGCCGATTGGATCTAATTTTGATACATCAATCATCAATACACTCCTTTTTAATAATTTCAATTTCGCTAAAAATACGTTTTATACTCTCAATTGCTC